ATTTTCTAAACGGCTTTCATTAATATCGTTAAATTCTAATATATTTTCAAGTATTCTGGTTTTATCGTGATGCTTTAATAATTCAAATAAGATTGGAATGCTGAAGTTGCCGTTACCACAACATGGGTCTAATATCGCGAGGTCGTCCTTTTGCCATAGTTCCATTGGAATTTTATCTATCATTTCACATACACAATCGATGGGTGTAGGTTCATCATTACTTGATTTATAGGTGCTTTTATCTACATTCAATACTTCGTTATAATATTTTTGTAATTCATCAAATGAAGATGAATCAATTGTAACGGGTTGTTGAGAAGTAGTAGTAGATATGGTTGGTGCAACACATGGGGTTTTTCTATTTATATGTTGGGTATGACGTGATTTCGTATTAAACTCTTTGCCGCATTTTTCACAAGTTACTTTATTCATATAGGATGTATTGGTATTATACATATTATAGTATTATTTCTAAATCAATTTTATCGAATACTAGATTGTATGAATATATCATTTGATGGATTGTAATTTGCTTCCAATTGTTTTGAAGTATGCATTATTATACATAACTTGTTTGTCGAGTGCTTTTGCGAGTGTTTTGTCGCTTATTTGTAATTTTTTGATACAATCGTATTTACAAACAAATTCTTTTATTAGATTACCGGTTGAATCGTATTGTCCAATACCGTCCTTATATAAAAGTGGTTCTCCATGTTTTTCTATAAATGCATCTCTCAATTCTTCTGGACATTTATCGAATAAAACATAATAATGGCCTTTTGTCAATGATTCGTTCTTTACATGATTATCTAGGGCGGAGGATGATTCATATCCGTTATTTATTGCCGCGGTTTTTCTATCCAAATATACATTTATGATTTCATTTTGTTGGCTGTTTAGTTTTGCAATATAGCCGAGATTTTGTGCTTTTGTCTGTTTTGTGGGTGCAATATTTGTTATTATATTTGGGTCGTTATCACGTTCAACATACATCCATCGATACCCTTGATAAACCGTGTTTTCAGTAACCGCTTTCTGTATACTTGGTCGTTTCATAACAAAATTTGATTCCTTTATACATTCGGCAACAGATTCAAATACTTTTACCAAGGTTAATCCTTCGGGATGGATTTGCTGTAATCTTGGACCGAGGTTTACTAGTGGTTCTTGAAATCCGGTGGTTGTTTTTATTTGTGGAGGATTTAATTTTTCTAATATTTCTTTGTTGGATTTTTCTAAATTTTTGATTATTTTCATCATTTCTTTTTGAGTATTCAATAATTCCTTTATTTCAAGGGTATAGTTGTATTGTTCTTGCATTTGTTTTGATGAAGCGATAACATTTTTAAGAGTTTCATTTTCCACGAGTAAATATTTGATATTGTTATCGAATTTTTTTATGTTTGTATTCACGATATCTAACAACATTTTGTAAGTTAATTTTTTTCCAATCAACAACAATTCGTTACATTTTTCATGATTAGGCAAATCAGTTACTTTGTTGAATTTGATATGTTCATGGGACAAAATAAAGCTTTCGAAATCCTTACTATTGTCTACTGAAAAACAATCTAATAATAATGCTTCTTCATAATTATATTTATGTTCATTGTATCTACCTTGAACACCTTTTCGACTTTCACCTACTTTTACTACATAGGTTCCATCTGCATTTGTTTTGACCTTTATGATATAAAAGACGGAACCAATATTACCATATTCACGAAGTAACATTTGTTCTCTTTCTCTCAATACCTTTTCGTCTACTGTTTTTTTATTTTTTTCTTCTATTTGGACGATTTCATTTTTGGCTTGTTCGAGTTGTTTTTCTAACTCATATTTTCCATTCAAACGAATTTCGGTAATTATTTCACAAACCCAATTTTGAAATTTTTCAGCGATTGGTTTTCTTGATTTGAATAATACTTTATACAAACCTTTTTCAGTAAGAAAAGTAACATCCTGTTCGCCGCCAAGGGTGTTCATACTATGCACTACCTTTTCGGTTTCATTAAAATTATTTATTATAACCCGAATATTTGACATTTCCAACACATTTCCAATATCACTCGCGCGAAATAAGGGTTTATCATAGGTTCCTTTTATAACAATTTCAGTATGTAAATTATTTGAATTAAACGCCTTAACTACTTCCATATGGATGTAATTATATATAATACACCCATTTTTTATTTAAGTTGTTTTACATAAATATATTTAATGTTTTATTTATAAAGGGGGTAAATAATGCTTACACCCTTTTGTATATGATTTAATAAGTAATTCCATGGTGTTTTTATTTTTGCTATTGCAAATTCAAGAGAAAACATTTGTTCTCTTGTAAGTAGTAATGACATCACGATTTAGTTATATTTTGCTTTTAATAAACAAAAGCAACAGTTTTAATACTATAAATATTTATAGTATTAAATTACAACAACACTAATTAGCGTTGAAAGATGTTTAATTACTGTAAGCAACTCCAGCCATTCCACTCATGACTCTTAATACGTTGTATGAAAGAGCATAGACACGGACTTTGGCGGTAGCAGTTCCAGAAACAGTCGCAGATGATAAGACAAGTTGTAAAACAGCGTTATCAATTCTGGAGAAGTTGCAACTGCCGCTTGGTTGATGTTCCTCTGGTCTCAATGCAAAGGAGTAAACGTTAATACCGGTATCTGGTGCGCGGGTATGATGTTGGAATGGTTGAACAACATCGAAGTATGATCCTTCGCGTTCAGAGAAACGGTCTTGTCCGTTAAGTTGTAATTTGGCAGTTACAACTGGGTTCTCTCCCCAACAATGCATGTCAAGGGCGGTTTCAGCAAGAACGAAGGTTCCAGCATCAGATAATCCAGAAGCAACTAATGGTGATTCAGCTCCTTGGGCAGTGAATGCAGCATAGTTAGTGTCAGAGGTTGCCCAATCAGCGGTGGCTGATAGTTGTTGAAGTTCAACAGCTCCTGGCATTTGGAATAATCCAGTGGATGCGGCAATGAAAGAGTTGGATCCACTAGTAGCATCTTGTGAACCGAATGCATGGATGGCATTTGGTAAAGCATCGATGGCATCAGTGTAGTTGAATGGTTGGGCTCCTAGGCTCTTGTATAAGGTGGTTCCAGATTCAAGGGATGAGCAGTAGTCAACGTTGGAGTCAGGTTGAACAACCCAGATTAATTCCTTGCAAGGATGGTTGAAGTTCAACTTGATTTTGTTTGAGGATGAACCAACAGATTCATCACCAGTGAATTGAAGTTGTTCAATTAAGTATTCGTGTGGGTTTTGTGCCATCTTTCTGCGTTCATCAGTATCTAAGAAGATATAGTCAACGTATAAGGATGCAGCAACAAGGGATTGTTGGTAAGCACTGGTAACTGATTGGGTTGATCCATCAGTTGAGGTCATGGATTTGACTGCCCATAAGCATTCTCCAATTGGACGGAAATCAATGTTGATTTTGACTTCGTGGTATTGAAGAGCGATTAAAGGAAGAGCAAGTCCTGGGTTTCTGCAGAACCAGAATAATAGAGGAATGTAAAGGGTGGTTTCTGGTAAAGCGTTTCTTGGAGCACAAACTTGGTTTGGTCCTCCGGATGATGAACAAGCTCCAGCAACATCAGCGAATTGAGGGTCAGTGATGTATACTAATTGGGTAGTATGTCCAATCATCTTGAAGTATCCACGTTGTTGTTCAGATGAAAGAGTAACTTGGTTCCAGATGTGCATCCAGTCACCATATTGACGGTCAATGCGTTGACCTCCAATTTCAACTTCAACTTGGGAGATTAATTGTTCACCAATGAAATCTAACCAACGAGCATAGACACCATCAGTTCCGGAGGTGGCTTGGGATTGGTTGAGTTCAGGTAAAGTGACTTGTAAGTAGGTTCTGTAAGCCAAATCACCATTTCTTGAGATGGTGCAAGTTACTCTGCGTCCAAAATCGGCTTGTCCAGAGAAAGTTTGTTCAATACTTTCCATGGCAAAGTTAGTGTGTCTGCGGTATGATACCTTCCAGAAGGTAATTTCAGGGGTTCCAGTAAGGAAAACGTCTTGTGCGCCGTAGGCGACTAGTTGCATTAGTGCTCCACCCATTTTTCTAGGTTATATACTAATCCAAGAAAAAAATTTCGAGATATTGCTAAATTAAATATAATTGTGAAGTAATGTGGCCTTTTTTGTATAATACACCGATATCATACAAAAGATAGGTATTAATTTACAATTTCATTTAATTTAGCAATTTCTCCAAATTTTTTTC